TCGCTATGCTATTTACTCTGCATTTCCCACTGGAGAATTCAGTCATCCAGATGAGAACTTATCGATAGACCAATTAAAAAGAAAAGTATATGGGGATGATGGTATAGGATTTTTAGGCGGTGGATCAGGAGGATATTATTGACTTAAAGTTCTACTTTTGTTAAACTTTCTTCAAACGAAAAAGGAGAGAAAATGAAAGACATATATGATTTTATTCGCAGTTTTGACTTACACACGATAATTGTCGTTGGAATTGCTTTTTATTTTTTAAATGGAAACATCACTGAAATCAGCAAAGAATTGAATGAAGTTAAGTCTGAGATTAAAGTAATAAAAACAGTTTTATGTATGAAAAACATTATGCCAGCTGAACTTGCTACTGTTAAAGAAAAATGATGAATGAAATCCCACCAATAGTAATTATTACCGAATGGCCTCCAATATTTTTTGGGGATTAGGAATAAAAAATAAGGAAAAAAATGGACTGGAATCAACTATATATAATCTGCCTTGTGAATTTTCTACTATTTTTTTGGATAATCATGGCGATTAATCAGAAAGCCAACAAGCTAATCTCTAAAATAGAAATCCTCAATTCTAGTATAAGCACTTCTGCTGAAAGAATAGAGAACATTCTTAAAAAAATTCATGGAAATTAATAAGGCATCTTACATAGGGTAAGCGTGTCGAGGATGTGAGTAATTGCATGATATGCATGCATGGAATCAAAGTTGCTCATATCCTTTTTATACATGGTGAATAATGTCTATAATTGTTTGTATAAAATGCAGCGCTATCATAAAAGAAGAACCTAGAGAATTGTATCAAAATCAAGAGATTTGTTTTTCCTGTTTTTCTAAAGTAGAAGACTGGCAAGATCAATGTGTGGTGTCGGAAGATCAATTGATTAAGGAACTGAATGTTTAAACGATTTCAAGTGATGGATCTCTTTGATGAAGGAGAGAATCTTGATGTAAAGGAATGGCGTGATGCTAAGAAAGAATTACCAGAAAAAGATCAGGCTATCTACAAAGTCCGTTTAGAAAATGGAAATGAGAAAAAGGCATACTTTTGTCAAGACAAGTGCTATCCTTTATGCCAATATATTAAAGTGAACCCATCTTACTGGTGGGATAGAATAGAAAAAGTTCCTTTGGATGATGTAGTTTATTGGGGAAAGACTTAATGGAATGGGTATGTTGGCCATGTTTAAATGACAAATCTTTAGAAGCCTTCACACCTAGTCTAGAACAGGATGAAAATTTGAAAAATGACGAATACGCCCTAAACATGCTTATGAGGGAACTTTTTCCAAGAAACAACACAACATTAGAGACATTATCAGACGTTGGTGAAAATGAGTGAAGAAAGAACTGATTCCGCATACAAATTATTTAAAGCCCTTGATGGTTGTTGTATTGAAAATGGTTATTCCGAAAATGAAATTTTGTCGTTTCTAACAGCCTGTTTGACCGGAACAATGGAAATGAAGGGATATAGTGAAGGCTTTTTTTGTTCCACTTTAGATAAAATGAAAGAAAAATTCATAGAAAAGCGAAAAGAAAGATTAAAGAATTTGAAAGCTGATCGTCCTACAGAAACCCCCGATGATTTAATCCCGTGACTTACTTACTTAGGACATAAACATTCTGACTTAGGACATAGACTCCAGACATAGGGGAAAAATGAGCAGCACATCCGATCTGACCAATGAAGATATCAACGACATTTCTTTATCTATTACAAAGGTCATAGAAGACAAAACTCTGGGAAATGTGAATGACATGTATCATGTTTATCTACACTCCCTTTCCGTTTTCTTGATAAGTACTTGTATTGACAAAGACCATTTAATGGTAGCCGTGGAGGAGCTTAAGTATATGTGCATTCATTACTATGATGAGCATCAAAAAATCCTTGCAGCAAAGAACCTCTAAAAACAATCCATATATCTCTGATTAATATATATATAGCGCATATGTCCCATATATGATATCCATGTACATCGCATATACAAAACATATGGGGTATATATGATTCTAACGATAGGTGGTATAAAAGGCGGTAGTGGAAAAACTACGATTGCTACGAACCTTTGCCAAATGAGATCGGCAAACGGCAAGAAAGTCTTACTAGTTGATGCTGATGAACAGCAAAGCTCTTACGAATGGTCTTTGCAAAGAGATCATCGGGGGCTTGGTCTTAAATCACCAACATCTAATAATGCTGTATTCGTAACGGTCTGTCTAACAGGAAAGGCTCTCTACTCAAATATCATTAAGATGAAGAATGATTATGACGATATCATAATCGACACAGGTGGTAGAGATACCACATCACAACGAGCAGCCATCTGTTGCTCGGATAAGATACTCTTTCCATTCAAACCCAGATCCATTGATATGTGGACTTTAGGACCTGTTAAGAGACTCATTGAAGAATGTTCTGCCTTCAATGCGTCTTTCTACGCATTCTTAAACCAAGCTGACCATCAGGGTAAGGATAATGAAGAAGCTCTCACAGTATTGAAAGAAACAAACTCTCTACACACACTTCCGATTTGTATTAAGACAAGAAAGTCGTTTGCAAATGCATGTGCAGATGGTTTGGGTGTTCATGAGATAGCGATTAAAGATGAAAAGGCATGCAAAGAAATACAAGACCTTTACGATGCGATATATGTTTGACATATACTTAGCATATACATTATATATAACACTTATACATTAAACATAGGCTTTCCATATGCCGATATCGAGAAGTATACCGAGAGATGATGAGCGGAAAAAGGAAGCGTTCATCGATGGGGGAGGTCATGTAAAAGAGGATATTAAGAAAAAACCTGATTTTACAAATATACTCTTACGTGTTCCAAATAGCTGTCTGGAAAGGATACAAGATAGACTGAATAAAAAAGAATGGATGAACAGAACTCAATGGATAATGGAAGCAATCGAGGCAAAGTTAGATGAAGACAATTAGAAGAACTCTGAAGTTAGACCCTTCCCTTATCAGGAAGAGAAGAAAAGCAATAACCCGTTTATGGATTGTATTAAGGAGAGATTACCATGCCCACATATGACTATAGATGTCCTAATTGTAAGTTTACCTTAGCTGTCTTTCACAAGATGAGTGAGAAGCCTTGTGTATCATGTTTAGCGTGTAATTCAGACAAGGATATGGAAAAGATGATTAGCGGAAATGCGGCCCTACATTTCAAAGGAACAGGGTTTTATCAAACAGATTATAAAAGCGTTGGATAATGTCCTCTGAATCTTACTTATCTATAATAGAACAAGCAATGGAGATGTTGAAGGATAGATCAGAAGACGAACAGCTATTAATTTACGAAATATGCATGTTACCTGATGAATATCGAGCAGGGATAATATTTGCTTACAAAGATATGCAAAAAGAAAAAAAGGAAAGGAAAAATGAATAAATTGAGGGATTTAAACAGGAAAGAAATCGAAGAAATTTCCATTAAAATATGTGATTTATTAGACGATGAAAATATTAAAACTTATTGCGCTTTAGATGTATTGATGATGACATTTTCTACATATCTTGCCTCGTCAGCTGTATCAAAAAAACATTTATTGCAGGGAATTAAGATTTTCAAAGAAGAATGCTTGATAAGATATCAAACAATTTTAGATGAGGATAATTAAAAAATGGCCCTTAAACCAGTTGGAAGAAACTTAATCGTTAAATTTAAAAAAGAAAAAGAAGAAGGGAAAACAGTTGGCGCCCTTATAATACCAATCAATAAAAACGCTCCTGATGAACCTGTGGATGCAACTGTCTTGGCTATTGGTGATCAATGTGAATTTCCTATATCTGTGAATGGGATTGTTCTCATATCTCCTTATTCAGGTATATCTATCAGAGGTGGTACAGAAGATGAACCGCATAGGTTGATTGTTGAAAAAGATATTTTAGCGATAGTGACAGAGGGGTAATGTCAAAGGATATCCAATTAGAAATAAATGAGGTTTTGGAGATTTGGGATCTCAATCAACAAGAAAAATTCTTAAGCGACATTATTCCTATATTCGAGCTTTATTACTCTATTGATAAAGAGAGTGAAATATTTGAAAAAAAAGAAACAGCAGAAGATGCGGCAACTGTTAGATTAATAAGAGCTGTATATCTTATCTCGAAAATGGCAGAATCGCATTCTGGTAAAATAGCTGCTGTCAGGATGCAGTGGCCAAAATTATGGAAACGAATGGAGCAAAGTAATGATTAATTGGAATGATATAAATGATAATAAGCTTCCAACATCACTGGAAGAGGTTTTTGTGTTAGCCGAAACAGATGATATTACAAGGAAAGTAGGGATAGATCCAACCTTTGCTGGGCATAATGTTTGGATATATATAGGCAAGTTTGATAAAGCCATCGGATGGGATTTATACGGTACTGACAATAGGTTTAAGGTCATGAAATGGGCCTATTTAGATCGTGAAACAAGATCATTGTTAAATCCTGTTCTTGGGGAAGAACAACGAGTTGTTAATGCGGTTAAATAAGTCACTTGGATGCGATTTTAAACCTCTGGCGATTTTACATATATTTTCTAGAGTGATATTTCGTTCTCCTCGTTCTACTGAACCAATATAGTTTGTGTGAAGATTTGCACGTTCGGCCAACGTCTCTTGCGAGAGATCTTGTTCTATCCGCAAATTTCTAACAGCTCTACCAAACGCTGTTTTTATAGATGACCTTTTTACAACGCGCTTTTGCACTGCATTCTCTATTTAGCCGTGCATGTTAATGCTGTAGAAAGATATAATCTATACACCATGCGTTTGTTTTTTGTATGACAATAAAATTCTTTAAATGAAAGAATATACATGACGCAAAGTAAGTATTATCACTACCAATTGACATTTTCTGACAGAGTAGATATCCAGGAACTGTTTTCTAAAGGGATTTCTAAAAAAGAGATTGCTGAGATAGTTGGAGTGAGTATTTCTACAATTAAAAGGGAACGGAAAAGATGCTTAGGTGAGTATGACGCAGAAGATGCTCAACTTAATGTAGAAGAAATTAGAGCAAAGAAGGATCAAAATTATTCAAAATATCGAAACGACATCAAATTTAGGTTAGATCAATTAGAATCTAAAGTAGAAATGCTTGAAAAGCTCATCAAAGGAACACATGATACCCCCACTAGTTAGACAAAATGCTAAACTTGATCTTTGGGCCGAAATCTACCCGGCTCTTCAAGTCAAAGTGATAAACCGTAAGTGTGACAATTGCGATAAAAGCAAAACTTCGGAGTTTTACTACCGACAAGAAAGAAGCATAAAGAGTGTGTTTGCTTGTTCCTTAACTTGTTTTAATGAGTTGCAGAAGGAGAAGAAATGAAGGAAATTACTATAAATCAACCTGAGATGTGCGAATGCGGTCGACTTTACAAGGATCGTAAAAATCACCTGGGTGTTAAAATGTGTTCCGCATGTTACACGGGGCTTTCTGTGGATGATTTACGGAAACTGTGGGGATCTCCTGTAAATAATAATAGTGAGGTGCAGAAGGAGAAGAAATGAATGGAATCAACATGCTTCTATTGCCACCTAAAACATGCAAAAGTCGAAGCACAAGGAGTTTGGTATTGTCCTAATGCTAAATGCAGCGGTCCTGGTGGCGCTTGGTTTAGACGAAGATTGAGAAGCTATAAAGAACAGATAAGTGGCAGACATACAGTCAATGAGTTTGAATATTGGGTTAAAGGAACTTTGCATAATCTTAGAAAGGGTGTTTTTAGATGATCACCGCTTTAATTTCCGAGCCTTGAATGCGTGTGAACCATTTCGGCGACATTAACAAAATGGTTCAGAATATTATGATAACCTTAACATAAAGATAAAATCAGGGGGAATGATGGAAAAAAGAAACGCTAAAATAGATGACCAAGACCAGGTCGAGAAAGGGTATAATTTAATAAAAGATTTGATGTCTAAACATCCTGAAATTGAGTCTACTCTTTGGAGTGGTGCTGTTTGGAGTATTTTAGTTGATGGATATGTGGCATCTGGAATTTCTTATGATCAATTCACTGATGAATGGGATAATGTAAAACATCACTATAAGGATTATTTTTCTAAATGATTATCGATAACAAAATGGTGAAGAATATGGAAGAATTAAAAAATAAAAGCGAATTCTTCCACTTCGGAATACTTCCTGGAGTTTGTGTTCACACTCCTGAAAGGGACCAGTACTCAGCAATGTACAAAGCTAGGGAAAAATGTGACTGTGGGGCTTCTGAATGGTTAGAAAGCACAATGATTTTAGGTCATTGTGCTGATGGAACACCAGTTTATAAAGATGTTCACCGATGCAAAAGTTGTAACGAAGTTAGGATGGCAGATCATATTGGAGTGATTTTATGAGCCCACTCTCAAACAAAACCTCTTTCGAGATAAGACAAGAAATAATCAAAGAAATCGGACAGGAAGATATTGGCCCGTTCGAGATTTGGGCGTTCGGACAAAGTCCGACTAAATATAATAGACAATCTCTAGTATCCTATAATCTTTCCAGGAATTCCCTTTCACGCGTTCCAGACACGTTAGACGAAGGTTTGTCTACATTAACCTCGATATGGAAGGAAAGATTTACTTAAGTTCTGTTGATATATATGTTATATATGTATTATATATACATCCTCATTTGCTTAAAAAGGAAATTCAGAATGAAAGATCTTTGCACGCAATGTAAATTCAGATTCAGTGAATCATCTATCCAAGCAAATAGGCGAGAAAGATACGGTCTTCCTATCCTCTGTCAAGAATGTTACCGTGTTAATATGGCTGAATCCAGAGCTATCAAGCGAGATATGTTAGAAAATCTTACGAAAAATGAGACTCCAATGGATCAAATGTTAGAAAATCTAACAAAACTCCATGGTCAACTCAGTCCATCTTTGATCATGAGAAAGCTCAAAATATCATATGAACTAGCCGAACAACTTTGTCTACAAAAAAACAAATAAAAACAGCACAACTAATATTGCAATTAAAATAAAGATCCTCCATGGTGGGATTAAATATTTTAATAGGTCAATTTAATGGGCTCATACGACTCGGAAGGATCTGGATCTGGCTTAGGTTACATTGATGCTAGCGATGTTAACGCTAAGAATATCAAGCAGATGATGGATCATTACTATCAATCTAGCTACCCAGCAAATGCAGCATATTGGCAGCAAGGAGCTATTGACAAGCGGTTTAAGGTTGGTGATCAAACCTTATGGTCTATGATCTATGGTGATCAACAGTACACACAGTCTCGTCGGTTCTTTTTTAACCTGATTCGTCGTCATGTCAACATGATCTGCGGTTATCAAAGAAAGAACAGAAAATCAACTGTCACTTTACCTAATGGTCAAGATGACAGCTTATCTGATGATTACAACAAAGTATTAAAATGGAGTGAAGAGAGAGATGGATTCCAAGAATACTTATCCCAGTCTTTTGAAGGGGCTGTTGATGTGGGTAGCAATCTATTACATCTTTATCCCGATTATACTCTTGATCCTATTTCTGGCGATCTTTTCACTGATCAAGTTTCTTATAATAACTATCTTATCGATCCTTACTACAGGAAGCAGGATCTTACTGACTGCTCTTTTATTTGGCGTAGAAGGTGGGTAACGAAGACTGCTGCTAAAGCTCTTTTACCTGGCCATGCTAAAGAGATTGATAAGATGCGACCATCTGGTCTCAAAGATGGTAGATTCCCTCTACAAGCAGAGCTATTGAATCTAGACACCAATCAGCTATTTGCATATGACGAGTTCCATTACAGAACAACACGCACTTCCAAGATCATATTGGATCCAAAATCTGGTGAAGCTGTTGAGTGGGATGACGATGAAGAAGACGGACCGGATATGATGCAAAGAGTGTTAGCACAACAGCCTTGGCTAATGGTTAAAGAAGTTCAAGTGCCAACCGTTAAACTTGCCATTAAAATAGGGGATAAAGTTCTCTATGACGGTCAGAATCTTCTTAAGATAGATCCATATCCATTTGTCCCCACCCTTTGCTACCATGAGCCGGATATTCAATCCTATGCATGGAGACAGCAAGGGATTGTACGAAACCTAAGAGATGCTCAATATCTATATAATCGTCGTAAAGTGATCGAGCTTGATATTTTGGAATCTCAAATCAATTCAGGATGGATCTACCCAATTGATTCGGTTACAGATCCAAAAGCATTTAGGCAATCCGGTCAGGGATTTTTAATCCCTCTTAAATCCGGGCATTTACCGCAAGAGATACAACGTATAGAAGCGGCTCCAATCCCTCAGTCATTGATGGAATTATCAGCTAGTTTATCCGAAGACATAACTAAAATATCAGGTGTGAATGAAGAGCTTTTGGGAGCAGCGACAGACGATAAATCTGGAATTTTATCAATGTTACGCCAAGGGGCCGGACTTACGACCCTTCAAACGATATTCGATAAGCTTGACTATACTCAACGCCTTTACGGGAAGATTAGATTACAAGCAATTCGCAAGAACTTCAGTAAAGGTAAAATCCGCAACATCCTCGGCCATGAACCAGAAGAGAAATTCTTCACATCCCATGCGCTCAAATATTCCGTCTCTGTCGAAGAGGGTAATTATTCAACGACACAGAGGCAAATGGAGTTACAACAGCTATTGCACTTCAAAGAACTTGGCATGGCAATCCCTGATAAATCTATCCTTCGCGCTGCTTTCATTACTAATAAGAAACAAGTAATGCAAGATATGGAAGAGATGCAACAACAGCAACAACAAGCCGAACAAGCGCAAGCTGAACAGCAACAGCAGAAAGATCAAGCCGATATTATGGCTAAACAAGCCAAGTCTAGAAGCGATCTAGCTCGTGAAAAAGAGCTTTTAGCAAGTGCTCAAGAGAAACTAGCTAAAACAGATGAACTCCACTCAGAATCCGAACATAAACGCACAGAAGCCGACTTGAACCTGGTGAAAATGATGATTGAACTTGAAGACATGGATTTTGCTAACTTTAAAAGTTCTTGGGAGATGGCTCAAGCGATTAAAGCATCAAATAATCAATTAACAACACAATCAGCCTAAAGGAGGCTATTATGAAAGAAAAAGGAATGAGAAGTGCAATTATGCCAAAGGCACACTTCGAAAGAAACATTAATGACGTAGAATGTTGCGATCTAAAATATGCAAGTCAATCAACAATGGAAAACCCAGAAGATTTGAAAAAATCTGTTGATAGTCTTGCTAAATTTGTTAAAACACATCAAATGAAATATTAAGGGGTTCGTATGTCACGTAGACCAAGACCTCCTGAAAGTAGTCCTGGTATTAATCCTTTGGGTAGGCCTCCTTTTAGTAAAAAAGGATTAGAGCCTAAAATTCATCATGATGATCATGGTCCTGATGCTAGTGTACCCGCAAAGGGAGAAAAAAGAGCTATTCCTGGTGAACATTGGGAGATGCATTACAGTGCACAACAACCAATAGATAGACCAGAAGCTAAGTTCGATCCTATTTGCGCTAGGGACAGACCTAAAATGTATAACAAGGTAAACGAAACGGATCATTAATGGCACGAAGAAAAACCGCTGGAGAGCTTAGCCTACAAGCCTCCAGCGATATTACGAAATACGACTATTTAGAAGTTGGGCATGCTTTAACAGATGATATCGGTACTCAATTGATGATATGTGCAGAGCGTCATAGAAACATATTCAATGAAGACGAATATTGCGTAGGTTATGTTATAGCCGGTGATCCTCTCATTAAGAATGTAATGCGCAGAAAGTTTTTTGCGATGCTTTATCTTCCATCTCCAAGACCTAATCAAGCTGTCTTTCTTTATAACAAATCAAAAGATCAGATCACTAAAAGGCTTTGGGTACTTCCTCCAGCTGATGTTATGGCTATGCTTTCTGAAAGATCTTTTGTTGATAAGCAGTATCTCACCATGAAAGCATGGAGTGATGCCTTTTTTCATTCATGGAGTTTTGACGAACAAGCTAAAGGCTGGATTAATAACACTCCAACTTACTTTTTCGATTTTATCAGAAAACAACATGGTATCACGATGCTATCTGAGAAGGAATATTTAAATGCTCACCGTGAGGAACTCATCAAGGCTGGATGTAAGGATACGGAGACGATTCCTTCCGAGGCCTTTGATTTTAGCAAGATCACGATTGAGAAGATCGTAGACACGAAGACGGCCGTCATTGATGAGGGCATTCTCGATAACTGTGGGAAGGCATAATACCTCAATAGGCACGTTAGCCTCCATATAACAAATCGTTTTTCGATAATGAGCTAAATCTTTTTTATAATTTTCTTCATTATCTTTAACCTCAATATTATTCATAGGAGTCCTTAAAATGGATACGGAAACAATAGTTGCTCAAGAATCCACTGTAGAAGAAACTAAAATAAATAATACAGAAAAAAATGAAGTAGAAGTACAGGAAAATCAGCAGGAAACAAACTGGAAAAAATTTCGTGAGCAAAGAGAAATCGATCGCCGTGAAAGGGAAGCTGCAGAAAAAAGGGCTAAGGAAAAAGAGGCCGAAGCGCAAGCTCTAAAAGCTGCTATGGAAGCTATTTTAAATAAACAAACCCCAGTTCAACAGCAATCATATGGAAATCAATATTCATCTGATGAAGAGCTTTCAGAAGATGATCGCATCCAGAAGAAGGTAGAAGCTGCTATTGCTGTTAAAGAGAAGCAATATGAAGAGACAAGAAGACAAAAAGAGTATCAAGAGTATCCCCAGAAGCTAAATTCAGAATACAAAGACTTCAATCAAGTATGTTCTACAGATAATCTAGACTATCTCGAGTATCATTTTCCTGAAGTTGCAAATGCCTTTAAACATGTTCCAGATGGCTATGACAAATGGGCAAATATCTACAAAGCAGTTAAGAGATTCGTTCCAAATTTGGATAGTAAAAAAGAAGCTAAAAAAGCAGAATCCAACTTCAATAAGCCTCAATCGATGGCAGTACCAGGAGCAACTCCGACAGGAGATACGGCGCCAATCATGTTAGATGATAAGAGAAGGGCTGACAACTGGGCGCGCATGCAAAAAGTGATGAAAGGCTCTAGATAAAGAAAAATCGCTTGCTAAAAAGTTCTACTTTTATTAAACTTTTCGTAAAACATGGAGGTTTTATGGAAAGTAATATGAGAGGATTCAAGTTTTACGAAAAGCATTGTGCGCGCACGATCATATCTTTTATTTTATTCTTTATATGTTTATTTTTAATATGGGTTATTGATGTTCGCACCGATAATCATATCCGGTGGGATAACTATCAAGAAGAGAGGATAGAGCGATTAAATAAAGAAATATACGAACTTATATTACAAAAATAATTATCGCATCTACCTTATAAAGGCACATAATGGATTTTAATGAATTATATAAATCAATTCCAAAGAAAAAAATTGAGAATTCCATTGTAGAATTTGAATCGGAAATGGATAGATTATTTAAAGAGACACAGAATTCACTTAAAATCATGAGAGAACAACCTCTTCTCGTGGCATTCTTGGTTTGTTTAAAAACAAGTTCAGATTTTGATTACCAAAATTATGCAAAACTACTACTTGATAAAAAAATAATAAAGTTTACTTATCCCAATGAGCGCCTGATAACCATTAATGAAATTACAAATAAAGATATTTTAGATGGAATTGAAGCTATTCGTTGTCGAAAGGATTTAGAAATTTGGGAAAGAGAAATACTTGTGAAGGTATACATGAGTTTCTTTAGCTGGAACAGAAATATCACTCACTATCCTCTATCTGATATTGTAGACCCTGACAAACAACGCACCCTTAATCGTTGGCTAGATTATGATATGTTTATTAAATTTCTTACTAAGTTGGATGACCGTTGTCAGCTTGTCGCTAAGCTTTTATATTTTGGTGGTAGTCGTGTGATGCAAGAAGTTCTTAATTTAGATATTTGTCATATAGATTTCGAGAAACGCCTAATTTCTTATGATTCTATTCTTATTACTTACCCATTACATGTCTTTGAAGATATTAAAAGTCTGATACGCGCACGAAAGATAGGGAAGGTTTTTTTAGGAAGGCAAAATAAATCTATTAACCCAGCGACGATTTTTCGTAACTTCAATGAAGCGTCCTCTAAAATAGGTTGTGTGATTTCTCCAAAAATGCTTTCGGTTAACATCTAAGAATTTATTTGCAAAATATTCAATAAATCTTATCTTCCCAATCCTTCACATAGTCTAAAAATAACTTTTTAGAAGGATGTGAGTGAATGAACTTCTGGTTCTTTTCATCATTACAAAGGTTAGCTATTTTAGACAAAAGACTTAAATGGCGCCTTTCATCGCACGCAAAGAGGAAGAATAGTGTTTTGACAGGAATTCTATCGAAAGAATCGTATTCGATTGGATTCTTTAGGAATGCAACAACAACACAGTCTTGATTAGCATTGAGAAGAAAATTTCTTGTGTGAGGAAGAGCAAAACCATTGTTTAGGGCGGTCGTTTGTAAGTCCTCTCTTTTAAGGAGGAGATCTTTTAACATAGCAGGGTCTTGCCCTAGGTGATTTCCTATTTCAGCAGCAGCATAATGCAGGATTTCTTCTTTATTACTTCCATAGATCTTTTCCAAGATAAGGCCATTGTTGATCGCTCTAAATAGCCCAAATTTCTTAATATTTTCAGTTTTGACAAGCTTTGTCTCTTCTTGAGCAGAAGATGCTATTCTATGGCTGATGATCCAGTTTTCGATTTCGGTTCGACTAAATCTGTATTGATGATGGATTCGATAAGCGGGTATTTTTCCGTCAGCCAACCATCTTCTGATAGTAATTTCTGATACATTAAGTAGTTCAGCCACTTCCTTTAGCTTTAAGTCCATGTCCAAATCTCGTGAAATGTTAGATTTTAGGGAGTATACAAACGGACCTCTTTATTCAGAAGAAAAATCGAAATAAAAATAGTTATTTGTTCACAATAAATAATTTATTTGTTATGTGTTATTTAGCTGTATTAGGGCGTCGCAACCCTGGCTGTACACGACTCGCCAACGTAGGCTGATTTTTGTTTCTTTCGCCGAGAAACGTAAGATTATCAACTCTACTGAAGGTAATATCGTGGCAACAGGTATCACAAATATCAATAATATGGCGCCAGAGCTTCCGTTACAATTCTCGGAAGATCTTCTGTCTACGCCAATGTTCAACTTAATTCACTCCTTTGGTGCCGATAAGCATTATGCTGAAGCACACATTGGTAAAACTACTCGTATGAGTAGATATGAGCGTCTATCTACAGATGGCGGTCAACTTGATGGTTCTGGTATTGATCCAGCTCCAGAAGTTGTAGTTCGTTCTGATATCGATGCAACAATGGAAATCTATGCTAAGACTGTAGTGATCAATGAGCAGGTAACTCTCTACGAAAACGATAAAGTCTTAATGAAATTCACAGCTCTTCTTGGACAGTGGCTCCGCGAAAAAGAAGACTTATTGATGAGAGATCTTTATTCTTCTTCCGTTTCTTACATCAACGCAGTTGGTGGATTGAATGGTGACCAGCCAAGTGATATTTCACGTGCTGATGTGAACAACATCGAACGTATCTTACTTGGTAACGATGCTCGTACAATGCTTGCATTGAATGAAGCTATGGACAAGTTTGGAACAGCTCCTGTTCGTGATGCATTTATTGCTTTGGCTTCTACAGATATTACACCTGATCTTCAAAACATACAGGGTGTTCTATTGAAGAATGCTTATCCACATCAAGATGGCTTACGTCCTGAAGAGTATTGCTCTGTCAGCCGTTTCCGTTTCTTTGTATCTAGCAAAGCTGCAAAAATTCCTGGCGCTTCAATGCAGGGAAATACTGTCTATACCATTCCTATGTTTGGTCTAGAAGCTGCTGCAAAAATTGATCAGAACAACTATAGCGCAATATTAGGATATAGACCTCCTTATGTTGTATCTAGCGTTGCACAGAACAGCCAGTTGTACGCTAAGTTTGCTATCGCTCGTGCGATTACAAACCAAAACTGGATTTCTGGACTTAACGTAACACAAAGACTTTAAGGAGTAACAAATGCCTTTTACAATTTTAACAGGTGATACTTTTACTTCGGCAGGTGTCGGAGTAAGAATCCCACTTCCAAGCTCTGCGGATTATGTAAGATTTTGGAACGTGACTCAATTAAGCGCAGCATCTCCTACTGCTTGTGTAGGTGGTGAATGGTTTGGACCAAAATTTGGTGCAGGTGCATCCCCACTTAATGATGGTTTGAGATGGAAAAAAGCAGGTAGCTCAGCTATCCTGATTGACAAATTCTCGAACTCCACTGCTGGAGATGGTTTTACTTATATAACAGTAAGCCCATATGTTGAAGCACAAGCGGCTAATGCAATTACTGCTATCACTGCTGCTTCTCCTGCTGTTGTATCTCAAACTAACACATATTCTGAAAATGATATTGTTAGAATTTACAACACGACAGGTATGTTGCAGATCGCTGGAATGCCTTTCCAAATCTCAACCGTATCCGGTTCCGGATATACTCTTATCGGTTTGAGAGCTGCAGGTTTTGCAGCGGCCGCTACTGCTGGTAATACTAGACGTATTTCCAAATTTGCAGCTGTTGATCCTGAGATGCTTTACATCACAGAGATCACCCAAGCCGTACAAGCTGTAGTTAGAACATCAGTTGATCCTTCACCTTATTATGTTGTTGGTAACAAAATTCACTTTAGCATTCCTTCTTCTTTTGGAATGACTCAAATGAATCAGCTTACTGGTACCATTTTAGCTATTTCAGCTACTAACTACACGTTAACTGTAGATATTGACAGTTCTGCTTTCACAGCTTTTGCTTTCCCAGCTTCTACAGCGTCTCCAACAGCGCAATTATTTGCGACATTGGCACCTGCAGGATCTAAGACAGCATTTGATCCAGTGTCATTAGTTCAAACTGGTTATGAGTTCCAAAAAACTCCTTTCCATACAGGACAATTCACACCGTATTTATTCGCAGCAGCGGGAACCAATTCTCCTGCAGGATCAGCGGCGGATCAGATCAATTGGATGGCTTATAAATTGGAAAACTAAAAAGTTCCGAATGAGGAGACGGAAGGATCCGTCTCCTGTTTTTACAATAACAAACCAAGGTAATTAAAGATGAGTTTATTGTTAATGACAGAATCCGGAGAACAACACGGATTAATTAATACTATCGCTAATAGCGTATCTGATCATGGATTTAAACATTTTGATCCAAAATGGAAAAAAGAAGCCGAAAAAATGAAGGCTGAAGATCAAAAAATGGTTAAAGCTCGTTATATCAATAAAAGAGGCAATCATGAAAGGCTCGATAAACCGTACATGCGCTGGGCTGGTGAGCCTATTAGGATGTATCATCTTATTCCAGGTTATACGTACGAGCTTCCAATGGGATTCATTAACGAAATAAACTCCAAAAAGAACGTATTGCGTTCTGATCGTGTTGACGAGAATGGAAAGATAGCTGCCAAAGATACTGTTGGTGAAGCTATCCACGAACTTGTTCCTGTATCATTCTAACCCGAGTAAAATATGGTATCGCCAGCCAATTCAACTCTAGCTTACATAAGAAACAAAGTCAGAAGACTTACAGCTTCTGCTAGTGAATCGGCTTTGACGACTGCTTTAATTGATGAGTATATTAATAATTTTTACACGCAAGATTTTGCTTACGCAATTAAAATTGACCAAATGCGTAATGTGTACACTTTTTATACTGCTCCAAATATTGATCGATATCCCTTGGATGTAAACTACAATCAAGGGGTAAGATCTCCTGCCTTTGTTGATGGAATTCCAGCATCATTTTTTAAAGATAGACAACAGTTCTTCAATATGTGGCCAAAATGGCCTACTCTTTTTCAACCAGTTTCTGGCGATGGTATAACTACTTTATTTAATTTTACTTTACCTGCTCCTTTTTTAAGTCAAATGGTGACAATTGGATGTGTTAGCACAGGTGGTGCTGCAATACAGATCAGTGATGATGGTAATGGTAATCTGCAATTAAATTTTCCAAATCCTATTGTGACAATTCCTGCGCCAGTTACAACATATCCAGCAGCTATTCCACCAGTTCCAGGAATGCATAATACTAACACATTGAATCCAGGCTTAAACGCCAAAGTAAATATTGGAACAGTGAATTATGTGACAGGTGCTTTTTCTATAAATTTTACTTCCAATGGAGTCACAGGAATTATTCCAGCTTCTGGGGAGACATTAAAAGTTTTTGTGTCTCAATATTCTACAGGTAGACCGTATAGCTTACTTTTTTGGAATAATGAATTTACTATTAGACCAATACCTAAATTCGTTCATAAAATTGAAGTGGAGACTTACCTAACTCCTGTTCAGTTTATGCAAACAACGGACAATCCAATCCTAAATCAATGGGCTAAATATATAGCAATGGGTGCCGCTCGTGATATCTTAAATGATCGTCAAGATATGGATGGAGTAGCAAACGTAAGTGTTATGTTTAAAGAACAAGAAGCACTTGTTTTAGAAAGACAAGGTGTTGAAGAAATAGGCCAAAGAAATAGCACTATTTACAATGGTAATAATGCACAGCCATATCAAAACTGGGGGAATAACGGGGTAGGGTGGTATTAGTGAGTTATAGCCCATTAAGAATCGCTGCCATGGAAACAGGTCTTGTTCAGAGTCGAGAAGAATTCTTGCTTCCTAATGACGCCTATCCTTTACTTCTAAACGCTTATGTCTGGCGTGAAAGAATTCTACGTAAAGATGGGTATGAATTACTAGGTAGATTACGCCGTATTTTAACTACCACTGCTATGGGAAATATATCAGCCGGTGGCGCAGGAACTTTCACGTTCAATATTTTTACAGGCATGGGAATCTTGGCTATTCAGCCTAATGCTGAAATACAGCCAGGATCTGTCTCTAGTCCTTTAGTAATCACGATCGGAGCTCCAATTAGCCAAACCCTAACCGATACAACTGGATTGGGCGTATTTGTTGTTACTGGAGCGGGTCCTATCACTGCAGCTAAGATCAATTATGCAACAGGTGTTTTAAGTATCACGTTTTCTGGGGTTGCCGGCGTTTCAGCCGCTACAATCACAGGATCCTATTATCCCGGTCTCCCTGTAATGGGATTGCGCTCTAGAGAGCTAAACAACATTAATAATGAACAGCTCGTAGCTTTTGATCAGGTCTATGCTTATGTTTTTGGAGCGACTGGTTGGCAAGAATTCATCGCGGGAACAACATGGACTGGTAACGACTCAGATTTCTTCTGGTCTACTAACTACTGGGTGGGCGATGGTAACCAGAAGATCTTCTGGGTGACTAATTTCTCAGGAACAACAGGCGATCCGATACGTTATACAAACGGCACAGCTTGGGTGAATTTTGCACCAGCTATTGATAATGTAGGTACTCGTTTACAACAATGCTTAATATTGCTTCCTTTTAGAGGAAGACTTGTAGCGTTTAATACGCTTGAAGGAGCTACTCTTGGAACCTCTATTTCTCATACTAACCGTATTCGATGGGCTGCAATTGGCAATCCTTTTTCGGATGTCAGTGCTATTGTATCGACAGTTAATGCAAATGCTTGGAGAGATGATATCCGTGGTCAAGGGGGATTCTTAGATATCCCTACATCAGAAGCTATCGTTGCTGTCGGATTTGTACGAGATGATTGCGTGATCTATTGCGAAAGGAGTACTTGGCAGCTTCGATACACAGGAAGATCAATTGCTCCTTTTAACATAGAAAGAGTTAACAGTGAACTTGGTGCAGAAAGCACATTCAGTGCCGTTCAATTTGACACTTCTTTAGTTGGAATGGGTGATAAAGGTGTTGTTGAATGTGACAGCTTTAAGAGCAATCGTATTGATATCAAGATTCCTGATCTTATATTTCAATTCAACAATGAGAATAATGGTCCAAAACGTGTTCATGGAATTCGAGACTTCCAACAGCGTCTTGCCTATTGGACTTTTCCCTATAAACCAAATGGAAGTACTTATCCGGATAGACGCCTTGTCTACAATTACGAGAATGATTCTTGGGCTATTTTTACTGATTCCTTGACGACTCTTGGAACATATCAAGCTCAGATAGGTAGAACTTGGGCTGGTACTCCAGAGCCATGGGTAAGACAAAACTATTCTTGGATAAATAGACCGGCTTTATTTCCATCGATCGTTGGGGGTAATCAGCAAGGTTATGTTGAATATCTAGATACTGAAACAACAAATGGTGTCAGTTTAACTATCACTGGAATAACAGGAAATACGACAACACCAACAGTCATTAAGAGTCCTAATCACAACCTACAAAACGGTCAGGTCATTCAAATATCAAGTATTCCTGATAATACACCGTTTGACAGTCTAAATATGGGATTAGATCCTAGCACAGGATTGCCCTATAATAGTAATAATGGAATATTTAGTATAATTAAAGACTTGTCAGATCCAGACAATAAATTTCAGTTGTGGATTTACAATCCTATTACTGGTCAATTTGACACTCCTCAATTGAATGCTCCCGCATTATATGTGGGTAGTGGTGAAATTTCTGTTAGAGATAATTTTAATATTGTTAGTAAAAAATTTAATTTTATGGATCAAGGTCAGAGTATTCAGATAGGTTATCTCGATATTCTAATGAATAAGACTGATGATGGTGAAATTTCCCTGAATGTATATCTAGATTATAATGAAAATACTCCATCTAATACAGCACCCCAAAATTCAAGTTCAGATACATTTTTCAATACAACAATACCAACCATAACCTCTTCTTTTGAGTGGCCTAATGTTTCGAAGAATTGGCAACGTGTTTATTGCCCGACACAAGGTAATTTTATCACTTTAGAGTATACGCTTTCGAATTTACAAATGACGACTGATGCTCAAGAATCCGATGTGCAGATTGATGCCCAGGTATTATGGATGAGACCAGCAGGACGTATGAGTATATAAAATATATATAGGAGATATATATGACTTTTAATCCCAACGTGCCTCAACCAAATGATCTTCTATCAGATTCTCAAGTTGACATTTTACAAAACTTTAGTTCTTCTAATACAAGCTTTGGCATAAACCATTATCCTTTTGATGATGCTACTATTAATAATGGAAAGCATAAATTTGTGCAGATGCCGGTACAAGGATCAACTCCAGTAATTGCTGCTGGAGACGGTGCTCTTTACACAAGAACAGATGGTGGAGAGAGTCAATTATTCTATACTCCTGATGCGACTGGTAACACATATCAGATAACGCGTTGTATTACTGCTAGTTCTGGTACATTCGGGACTTTTACCGTTTTCGACGGCACTCAACCTCGAGTGACAGGGGGATGGACATTTTTGCCAGGTGGTTTGCTTATGCAATATGGCATTCTAACTTCACCAGTTAATAATGACACAATTAAATTTCCTGTGGCTTTTAACAATTTTTGTTTGCCAACTGTAACTGCAATAAGAAGTAATACGGATGACAAAACTATATCTGTAAAAACGGGTTCAGTAACACTTAGTCAATTTCAAATAATTATGTCTGGTTCGAGTCTACCAACAGGCATGTATTGGCATGCTATAGGAAAATAATGACAACACCAACCAGTGAAAATTTTGAAGCATTCATACCAGTATATGATGCTGTCCCTGAAACTTGGGAAGAGGGACGTCAATTCTTAGTCGAACAACTTAGGAAGATTTCTACAGCCATCAATATCCGCGAGATTGGCTGGCTTTTAGATGAAGAATTTTTGAGCGGACAACAATTTATCCCAAGCATAAATATATCTGGAGGATCTAATCAGTTTAGAACAGTTTTAAGGAAAGTTGTTAATTGCAGTCCTTTAGTTATAGGGCTAAACACCTTTGCACATGGGATTAAATTTGATGTCAATTTTACGCTGATTCAACTCTATGGAGCAGCAACAAATTCAGTTGGATTACTCGCGATTCCAATACCTGATGGGACAACCACTATTAGCATGGACGCAACGAACATTAATATCACAGCAACAGCGGCATTTGACAGATGCTTTGTTGTTATTAGTTACATACAGGAGCTTTAATTATGGCAGTTTTACCTTGGATCGCAGCTGCAGCAGGCGGAGCAGGCACTCTTGGACTTACTACCAAAAAAGGTAGAGATATGCTCTTTGGGCAAAACGAAAAGTTTCAACAAAAATCAAGATTGGATCAACAACAACAACCTCTTTATCAGCAGCTCTTACAAGCGGGACAGCAACCTGGCGCAGGCGGTTCTTTTGGACAATCAGCTGATTATTATCGCGATCTATTAAGTAATGATAGTCAAACGAATCAAATGATGGCAGCTCCTGAGTTACGTAACTTTAATGAAGAGATTATTCCCGGTCTCGCAGAGCAATTTGCAGGAATGGGTGCTGGTGGTTTGTCAAGTAGCGGCTTTAGAAACGCTGCTGTAAATGCCGGTACTGATTTAAGTGAAAGACTTGGAGCAATACGTGCTCAATTAAGATCACAAGGTGCTGCAGGTCTTGCTGGTATCGGACAAGCAGGTCTTGGTGATTTCACTAATAATATTTATCGCCCTGAAACAAGCGGTCTTCTAGGTGGATTAGCTCAAGGAGCCGGCAGAGGATTAGGACAGGCTGCTGGAAGTTATTTCGGAGGGGGAATGTAATGGCCATTCAGACGATAGAAAGAAATGACATCTTCGGAAGGATTGGAAAGAATTTTGGAGAGGGTTTATCAGAGCAAATACCAAAAGAGGTGGATCAAAAAAGATTGTCGCAAGGATTAAAAAAATTTGCTGCGGAATCGGGCGGAAGATCTAATCTTGAAAATTTTGCAGAATTGGCTTCTATATATGGATCTACTCCTCAATTACTACAAACATTTGGTGATTTAGCGAAAGCGCAAAATATTAGGAATATTTATGGAAATAACCAGCAACCTGGAAATCCTAAAGAAGAAGTTTCACCTCAAAGTAATCAACAAAATAATTTCAAGGATGTGCAATTTGCCAATCTAAAACCTGGTCGACAAGGTTCTGAAAATATTCCTTCAAATTATCAAAATGAGGAACAACAGGCCATTGCTAACCAAGGAGTTTCTCCAGGTAATCCTTTGGAGAAACAATATCAACCAATCGCTCCCTGGTCACAACAAAGAGTAGAAGATGAAATTGGTTTCGAACTCAATCGTAATCCTAATTTAAGTCTTGGTGAAGCAAAGCAACTTGTTTCAGAAAAAGAAGCAAGAGAAAGGTCTATGCCCGAATTTCAGAGAGAGGCAAGAGAATTAAAAAAGGCTACTCAAGCTGAGTTGGATTCAGAAGTAGATAAACAATTATCTACAATTTTGCAGAAAGAAGGTAAAGAAATTTATTCAGATCTAACAGGGGATACATTGTTGAGATTAAAGAAAAAAGCTTACGAAGATTTATCTACTAATCCAAACCTGACAGAAAAAACAGCTGCTGAGAAATGGATTAGAAAAGGAAAAAATCTTAGTGAAACAAAAAGCAATATAAAATCACTAGCCTATCGAGATATTTCTGACAGAATAAATCCTAAACAAAAAGAAGAAACACTAAAAAGACTGATGTCAGCTGAAAAAATATTTTCAGAAACAGGTAATAGGAATGAATTCTTCGATATTTTAAGAAGTAAAAATACTGAAGATGGTGGATGGGGGTTTGATCTAAGTCCTGGTGGAGCAGCTTTAATTGCTTACAAAAGATCTGATCCTGTTAAGAAACTAATTTCATCTAATACTGACTGGGGAAATACACCAAGCAATAAATTAGATGTTAAATCTAGAAAATTTGCTCAAGATTTCTCTAATGAAATGCGTTCAGAAGATAGTATTTTAGCTGTAGCTAGAGAGATGAAACAAAAAAACAGATTCTTTGATGAGACTGCTTTTTTTGATTATTTCAGAGAAAATCAAGATGAATTAGGACTAACTCCTCACATGAAACAAGAATTAACTTTGGGAGTAAGTGATTTGACGCCAAATTGGGGTGATATCGCTTTATTTCCTGCTATAGGAAGGTCGGTAGCTAATGACTAATTATTTACGTCCAGACGAAAACGCAGCCCAATCAGAAATAGAAAGAGCAGGAAAAAGAAATGAAATGTTTAAGAATGTTCTGAAAAAAGGAACTATGTTGGGATTAGGGGGAGCTAGTGCTGCTCTTGCTACAAAAATAACACCTTTTTTAAGTGATCTTATACCAACAGATTTGGCTGTAAAAGGCATTAGTAAAATTAGTCCTAAATTTGGTGAATTCCTAAAAAAAGGAATATCTATGGGATTAGACCCAAAAGAGGGAATTAATTATATCAAAGATAATTTACTCAACGAAAAAAAAGAAGCAAACCCTAAAGAAAATAAAAACATCATTCAAAAATATTCGCCAGAGTTATTTCAATATCTCACCGACCAAATCCAAAAAGGGCGATCACCTATAGAGGCGGGGGCCCTTGCTGAGCTGCAAAACAATTTTAAAAACATAATTAAAAAAATGGCAGAAGATCACAAGGCGCCCTTTTCCTCTATTTTACAAACTGTGTTTGGCGCTGGAGATAAATCTCAACAACAGCAACCAATGCAACAAGACTCCCAACAACCACAACAGGGTGGAATTTCTGATGATCAATTAGTTTCTGCTTTCCAAAACATATTGAAGATGTAAATGAACGAAGAAAAGATCCAACAGCTTAAAGATGCCTTGAAAGAGATTATGGCAATGATAGTTCAAAGAGGACAACCTCTTACTCCAGAGCTAAAGGATATGCTTTTTCAAGTCATGCAGCATGTTGCATCAAGGATCGAAGAGTTAAGAGCAGAAGGTGAAGCGCCTCCAACAGCTGCTGTAGCATCTTCACAAATTGAACCTAGTGGACCATCTTCAAATGTAGAGGGATTTGCATATGATCCTAAAACAAATAAATTGATGGTTAGATTCTTAGGTGATTACCCAAATAAGAACGGTCCGATTTATTCTTACGACAAAGTTCCTCCACAAATATTTGATCTACTTAGACAAGGCGCCGTACCTGCCAGAAGTGATGGAAAAAATAAATGGGGCAAATGGTGGAAAGGAAAAACGCCAAGTTTTGGTGCTTCAGTTTACACATTGATTAAAAACGGCGGCTACAACTACAGGAAACTGGCGTAAGGTTTGATAAAAAAGTAGAGAAATGAGCAGAAATGGATGGTGTTCCTATCAGTGTTTAAAATAAACAGTGATCAAGTGAAATAATCATTGCTCATTAATTAGGAAAATTTTAATTTACAATTTTAAAACGGAGTTTAAAATATGTCTTCACCATTCAGTTCAAGCAATCCTTTAAGCTATAACGGTATTGATCTATATACTGAGCCTCAATTCATTAATGCCAAAAGAGCACCCACATCAAAGGATATCTATCAGCCTGGAACAAGATGGCAAGATAGTTCTGTCGCCTCACCTATAATCTATGAAACAACCGGTGCTGGTGTTTGGAGTACAGATGGTGTAAATCATGCATCTACGACTGTATATGGAACAGTTCTTTTAACGGATAATAGTACACCGGTAGCTACAAAAGCTTATGCTGATGCTTTAGCAATTGCAGGAGCTCCAGCATGGTCTACAACTGTATCCGGTATTGGTAAGCTTTCAACAACAGCTTTAGCAACAGGCGGTGTTGATAATAATACTGCAATGACCCCTCTTCAAGTAGCTAACGTTTTAGCTTCTCCTCCAGCTATTGGATCAAGTGCTCCAGCAGCAGGATCATTTACAACTCTTGCAGCTAGCGGTCTTTCTTCTTTAAGTGGTTCTGCTACTATTCTAACAGCAGGTACAGCTCTTAATCTAGCCTCTGATGCTGATACTGCAGCTGTAAACATAGGTACAGGAGCTGCAGCGCGTACAATCACAGTTGGTAACTCTACTGGTGCAACCTCAGTAGTTATAAATGCTGGTACAGGTGCTATCAATATCGGTACTAATGCTATTGCCCATACGGTGACTATAGGTAACCAAACTGGTGCTTCAGCCGTAACGATCGATTCAGGTACTGGAGCGATTAACGTTGGTACAGCAATTGCCAAAACGATCACGATTGGTAATATTACTGGAGCAACAGCCGTCAACATCAATGCTGGTTCTGGTGGATCAACTTGGACGACAACAAATGCTACTTTAGCCTTAGTCTCAGGTACTGGTGCGATCAATATTGGTGCTGATGCCGCAGCTAAAAACATCACGATTGGTAACCAAACTGGTGCGACTGCTGTTGTAATAGATTCAGGTACTGGAGCGATTAACGTAGGTACTGCGATTGCTAAGACTGTGACCATTGGTAACGTAACTGGTGCTACTGCTGTTAATATTAACGTAGGCACAGGTAACTTTGCTTTAAATGGTGTTGCAGGATCTCTTTATACGATTGGAGCTGCAACAACTACAGGTACTATCACAATTGGTGGTACTGCACAAACTGGTAACATGATTATTGGTTCTTCTTCTGGAACTAATACTTTAGCCATTGCAAACGGATCAGGTGCGACTACTGTAAATATTGCAGCTATTCAAGTAGCAGGTGCTGTCAACGTAGGTACTGCAATGACTACCGGTACGGTTACTGTTGGTGGTACAGGCTTACAGACAGGTACAGTAGCAATCGCCCCAGGAACAGGCGCTCAAACTGTTAACGTTGCTACTGGCGGTACTGGTATTAAAACTGTTAATATTGCAACTGGTGCAATTGGTAACGTAGTTACAATTGGTACTGTTACAGGTGCAGCAAGTTTGTCCCTATTAGTAGGTACAGGTAACTTTAGCTTAGATGGCGCAGCTACTGCAAACTATACATTTGCACCTTCTGTAACATCCGGTACGATTAATATCGGTGGTACTGGCGCTAATACAGGTACAATGACCATTGCTGGTGGTACTGGTGCTCAAACATTAAACATAGCAAGTTCAACAGGTGGTAAGACTGTTAACATCGCTAACGGTGCTGGAGCTAACCTTGTTACTATCGGCTCTACAAATGGTGCTTCTAGTATGTCATTACTTGTAGGTACTGGTAACTATAGTTTGGATGGAGCTGCTACCTCAAACTTTACATTCGCGCCTTCTGTAACTTCTGGAACAATCAACTTTGGTGGTACTGGTGCTAACACAGGTACAATGACCATTGCTGGTGGTACAGGTGCTCAGACAATCAACGTAGCAAATAGCACAGGTGTAAAAACTCTTAATATTGCAACTGGTGCTGCGGCAAACGTTATTACGATTGGTACAACGAATACAACAGCTTCCTTGAACCTACAAGCTGGTTCTGGAAACGTTTCTGTTACAGGAGCTGCGCTTAAGATTGCTACGACTGGTAAAGGTCTGCAAATTAAAGCAGGTGCTGCTACAGACTTTTCAGGAACTGCAACATTAGTCGCTGGTACAGTAACCGTTGCAAATACTAATATTGCAACAGGTGACATGATCCTCTTAAGCAGATCTGCTTTAAATGGAACACCAGCAATTGGTTCTCTATCTTACACAATCAGTAATGCTACAAGCTTCACTGTTACTTCTATAACAGCTTTAGGAGCTACAGCAAACACGGACGTATCAAGCTTCACATATATGATTGTACGTCCTCTTTAATAGTTAACTCATAACAACCTTGTGGTACGTAAAAATACCATAAGGTTAATCAAAACACGGGATTATTATGGAAATATCAAACAAAATACACTTAACATTAAAAGATTATGATAAATGTCACATCGTTTGCGATGTAGATTGCCCATTGGGTGAAATTTATGACTATAGCTGCGCTTTGAGAACTTTTGTTTTGAATCGCATCAAAGAACATGAAGAAGCAGAAAAAAAACAAGAAGAGGAAGTCCCTCAGGAGTAAAAAAATGGCTGAATTAAGCTCAGTTCAATGTGTTATAAAATCTGTTTTCAATCCAGCATCATTAACAGGCACTTATCAGGCAATGAATGGATCTGGTTTTTCAGATGATGTGAAGATTTTTAAGCTCTATAATGGAAGCACAACTATTTCAATTGATATCAGTCTAGATGGCGTGAACAATCATGATTTTATACCTCCATTAGGTACATTGATTGTGGATTTTCAAGCAGGTCATGCCGATAATTCTTCGAATGGTGCAGGAACATTATATGTTAGAAAGGGACAAGTTTTGTGGGGTAAGACTGCGGAAGCTCCAACCTTTCTTCAAATGATCGGCTATAGATAATAATAAAAAAAGGTTTAAATCATGAGTCAATTTTGGGCAGGTCTTTCAGCAGGCGGTTTACCGCCAACAGTTCCTACTAGCTTTCAAACAGATAGTGGTGTTGCTGTTCCAGTCGCTGATGTTCTCAATATCTTTGGTGGAAGTAATATTGGAACTACGGGATCAGGAAATACCGTTACAATTAACTTTTCATATGATTGTAACCAATCTATTACTACAACTGATGCAACTCCTACAGTTATTACTTGTTTTAATCTTGGATCAACACCTGCTGTTTTTACTTTTTCAATGAGAATTGCAGCTTTTGCTCCTGCTTTAGGAAAAGGAGCCGGCTATACGACTTCTACAGCTGCAAGAACTGATGGAGTTACCGCAACTTTAATTAGTATAGCTGAATTAGATCCTTTTGAAGATGCTGCATTTGCACCAGCTGATGCTGTACTTGGAGTCTCTGGAAATAATATCATTGTTACAGTGACTGGATTAGCAGGCACAACAATTAATTGGCATGAACAAACTCTATTTACAAAGGTAACATAGGATGCCTGGTTTTAGCAGTGTTGGTGGACAAGAATCTATCGTTTTTGCAGACAATGTAAGCTTTGATGGAACTCAACGTAATGGTGCAGTTTCAGCAGATGGTCAGTTGTTAATCGGAAGTGGTGCATCTCCTCATATTAAGAAAGGATTTTTAACTTCTTCTGATAATAGTGTAACAGTTACAAATGGTAGCGGAACTATTAATATAGCTACAAACTCTACAATTAAAACTACAACATACAATGTAGTTGACAGTCCAGGAACATGGACAAAAGATCCTAGAACAAAAGTTGTTGAAGTTTTTGCGTGGGGAGGCGGTGGAGGCGGTGGTTCTGGAAGGAAAGGAACATCAGCTGCAGCTGGAGGAGGAAGTGGTGGAGCTTGTGGTGGATGGGCATATTATAAAGGACCCTCTTCTTATTTTAATAATACGGAAAACTTTACTGTCGGTACTGGCAATTCTGGTGGACTTTCACAAACAACCAATGCGACTAATGGTAATGTAGGAAATCCAGGAAATAATACTACATTTGGATTTATTAAAGCTTTAGGAGGAAATGGCGGTCCTGCTGGTTCTACTTCTGCTGTAGTTGGTGGTGCTGGTGTTTTGTCGAGTGCTTATATTACTGCAGCGGTTAGTGGTGGAACGGGTGGTAATGGACAAATTGTGGCTGGTGCAGTTGGAGATTCTATTGGCGGTTCGTCAGGAAGGGCACAAATCGGAGCTACTCCTGGAGGAGCCGGTGGAGGCGCAAATTCTGTTACTCAACGAGCTGGTGGTAATGCTGGTAACAATACAGATTTGGGTAATACAACAATAATTGCTGGTGGCCTTGGAGGTTTAGAATCCACAGGGATTAATGGTGGTAATGGTAATCCACCCCTTTCAGCTGGAGGGTTGTTTTCTGGAGGCACTGGTGGCGGTGGAGGCGGCGGATATTCTGTTGGAGCTAATGGTGCCACAACAGGAGGAAATGGCGGTAATGGAATTGTTCCTGGCGGCGGTGGCGGCGGTGGCGGTGGCGGTATTGATGCTGTAGCCAATTCTGGCGCCGGTGGTAATGGTGCAAATGGAATGATTATAGTTGTTGAATATTTTTAAATGATAAATTTAGGTTTTAAATATGCCTGGTTTTAGCAGTGTTGGTGGACAGGAATCTGTTGTTTTCGCAGACAATGTAAGTTTTGATGGAACTCAACGTAATGGTACGATTACATTAGATGGACAGTTATTGATTGGAAGTAACGCATTGCCGCATATAAAGAAAGGTTTTTTAACTTCTTCAAATAATAGCATTACAATTACAAATGGAAGTGGCACTATTAACTTATCTACTTCTTCTACGATTAAAATTACAACATATTTATTAGCTGACAGTCCAGCCGTTTGGACAAAAGATCCACGATCTCAAATTGTCGAATGCTATCTCTGGGGAGGCGGTGGAGGCGGTGGTTCTGGAAGGAAAGGAACATCAGCTGCAGCAAGTGGTGGTGGTGGTGGTGCAGGTGGTGGATTTTTATATTTTAAAAGCCCATCTATTTATTTTGGTGCTACAGAAAATATAGTCATTGGAGCAGCTGGAACTGGTGGTGCTGCTCAAACAACAAATGCTACTGATGGAAATCCTGGAAATCCCGGAGGAGCTACAACTTTTTCAAGTATTTCAACAGGAACAGCTCCAGGTGGTCTTGGTGGATCTACCTCTAATACAGCAACTGTTACAGGTGTTTCTGGGGGTTTTTCATACTTTAACTCTGTTGTCCAAGGAGGTAATGGATCACTTACTGTTGGAACAGTTGGTAGTTCAGCTGGTGGTTTAAACACTAGCCCTACGATTCCTCCTTTTGGTGGAGCTGGTGGCGGTGGTGGTGGTGGTTCAAATTCTGTTACTCAGCGAGTTGGTGGAAATGGGGGTGCTAATTTAAATGGGGCACAAGCAACATTAATTGCTGGTGGCGCTGGCGGTTTAGAATCAACTGGTATAGCAGGCAGTAATGGAAATGCTGGTTTATCTTCTGGTGGCTATATATCTGGAGGCACTGGTGGCGGTGGAGGCGGCGGATATTCTGTTGGAGCTAACGGCGCAACTGCTGGTGGTAGAGGTGGCGATGGTGGGGGACTTTCTAGTGGTGGTGGCGGTGGAGGCGGCGGTATTGATGCTGTAGCCAATTCTGGCGCTGGTGGTAACGGTCAATCAGGAAGAGCTATTATTATAGAATATTTTTAATGATTAAATGGTGAAAGAATATGGATAAAAAAATCAAAGCTCTAGAAAAAAAAGAGAAATCTATAGTGAAAGACACAAAAAGCTTACTAAAGGCTGATAAGAAAAACGATAAAATTATCGATAAAGCTAAAAAAATGAAAGGAAAATGCTAATGTACAAATGTTTGATATTTTGTATTTTATTTTCTGGTTGTTCATTGAGTTTTAACAACATCGCGACAGAAGGTCATTCTTCCGATGTAGTAGATGAACAACAATCAGCAGATGCAAAGGTCGATCCAGTTCTCTCAATCCCAGCAAAACTTTTATAGGTAATTTATGCCACTAGCGAAAGGAAAAAGCAAAAAAACGATCGGTAAAAATATAGCTGAAATGGAATCTTCTGGCTATCCAAAAAAACAAGCTATAGCAGCCTCTTTGAATCAAGCCAGAAAATCCGGAGCTAAAATTCCTAAAAAGAAATAGTTATTTTTTATCTCTAAGCATTTCTAAAATAATTCCATAAACTTGATCTATTCTTTGTGCATGTCCATCCATTCGATTATTGATCGAATCCATCCGATTTGATAATCCTTTTAAATCGGTATCTAATCTCTTCAGATCGATATCAAGCTTACTTACAACCCAAATTATTAAAGTTGCTAGCGCTCCAATGAGCGCTATATTTATTCCGACTATCGTACCTACTTGTGCCCAATCCATGATTTTTTCTTCTTATTGTTTTTTCTTAAGTTCTATCAATTGAGCATGAAAGTCTTTACTTTCTTGGTAAATTGCTCTAACAAGTTCTCTTGTCGACTCTAATTTAGCATCTGTATGTCTCTCATCAGCTCTGGATTCTGAACGAACCCAGAGAAAAAGAGGTATAATCATGCTGGCGTTCGCAATAAATACACCAAGTATTGTTACTAAAGCTGAGATATCCATAGATTGTTGTTCCATATTAAGCACTTTTCTCCAAGTTTAAAGCGGATCTGTTTTTTAATTCCCACTCTAGCATATTCTTAGAAAAGTCTTTCGGCTTATCTATCATCTTATATATCCATTCTTTATACGTCAATTCGTAGTTTTTAACCAAAAATGTTAGGTATTCTTCTACCAATTGCTTATCTGGATATGCACTTAATGCTTCTTCTATCTTACCTTTACTTAAAAGCTTAGCCTCTAATTTCCATGGCTCTGCATAAGCTATTCCAGCTTCAGGAATAGGATTAGAAATCTCTTTTTTCTGTCCTTTATTTCCATCATCATCTTCATCAGGAGCAACACCAACAATTGCAGAAAGAGTGTATCGTCTCAAATATGTGAAATAAGAACCAAGCAATTGAAGTTCATTAACCTTCTTTGTTTTTCCATATTTATCCACTTCTGGGGGTTCAGGTATCTTTACTTTGATTGGGATACTAGAACGCACCCATTGGCCGCTAGAATGACCAAGTGTTGTGATTAAGCATAGCTCGTTATTTTCTGTTCCTGTCGTCTGAACAACACATAACCCGTTTTGGCTAGTCGCTTCTCGGCATGCATTCCACACGCTACTTAAATCCGCGTATTTGCTATTAAAGAATGGATTAGTACTATCCTTTGCAGCAGCAGACATAGCACCTTGTGCCTTGGCTAGTGCTCCAAATAACTCACCTAACTCTTTGCTGGTGGTTATCTTTTCATTTTTAATACAATCTAATAATCCTTCTGATTCCATAAATCCTCTTGTCTTTATTTAATTTATTTCTTATAATGAGGATGTTGTATTTCCCTACGACACCCGACCGATAACCTTAAAAAAGTTATTGGTCTTTTTTATTCTATCAACTCTTCAATAACTAGATTCTCCTCTTTATTAAAAAACATCTTATAAATTTCAAGACATTTCATAAAAAGCGGAATATCTTTTTTGTATTTAAAAATTTCGGGCTCCTTCCCGAGCTTATCTAGTTTGATAAACCAAATATCCTTAATTTCGTGTCCATTCTGCTTGCAAAGATGCGCATATCCTGAAGCTTGTAACTTCCATGTAGCATTTTCCTTCACCGATGTCTTCCAATCCAAGAGCGTGAGGCCTTTTGGGCCTTCAAACAGAAGGTCTGGCTCTCCCGTCAAAAGATGCTCTTCACAATACAATCTATTTTCGACATCTTTAATGGGGTATCCTTGCCCCCAAAACCTCTTCATTGACTCAACATACCCTTTAACGTCTTCATCGACATCCCAGAGGCCGCCAGTTAGCAAAAAACCACGAATAACTTCGTGAGCTCTTGTGCCTATATCAGCCTTAGCTCTTAAGATTTCTTGAGGAATTGACTTGTATCCCGTGAAAGGAGACAACACTTTCGTAATTCTTGTGTAACCTTCTTTCATTCAAAATCCGCGTAAATAGAGCTGTTTGGAAACAGAGATAAATTTAACAGACGATGCATATAGTCGCAGATGTAATCTTGTTCCTCTTTTACCTTCATGAACTCATCTGTTTCTTCCCAGTGTAAATCTAAAGGGCTAGGTATCATTTTCTTACTCCTAAGTCTCGACATTTTCTTGACAAAAACACGTATGTTGTTGTATTTTTATAGCACTATATTAAAAAAAGTGAATATTTTAAGCAAGAAAAAAGTGAGATAAAAATGAAACTTTCTGAGTACCTAGCCGAAAACGGAATTTCTCAAATATTCTTTGCCTCAAAGATAAATTATTGTCACAACTACCTAAATATGATTCTCAAAGGTCGTAGAAAACCAAGCAAACAGTTTATCAAAGCTGTCGACAAATACATCAAATCTGTAAGCAAATCTTCAAAACAAACAATTCCTAAAATCGACTGGAAGAAATCAGAAGGAGAAGACAAGGAGCATAATGAGCAATGATGAGAAGAAAAAGAGAAAACTGTAAACCGAGCGTCTAACATTCTTATCCGCAAAGATTTCTTTCAAGACATCATACATAAAAACCACCTGTTGAAATAATACATTAATAATACTAATTTGAATTTTAAGGAACCAAAAAAAGGTTTCTCTAAAAAAGTGTTATAAAAATAGTAATATTATTTTAAAAGGCGGTTTCTATGATAAAGGGGAAAATGCTCATTTGCGATGACTGTTTTCACTACTTGGCTAAGAAAAACACAACTGTAGCCTCGTTTTGGTGCTATTTATGCACGCTTCAGACGAATAAAATGAAGCCGAACAAGCCATCATCTCAGTTCGATGCTCGATTTAGTATGCTTGAAGAAGAAGGATTCTTAATGACTACAGAAGTTGGGAAAACCTCTCTAGGAATTATGCTTTTAGGGTGCAACAATGATAGTCAAGTCATTTGTTTAAACAAGCATCTCAGTGACATAAATGTGTAGATTTGATAATTTGTGCACACAAAACAAAACCCCTAGACCACGAGAGTCTAGGGGTCTTTAAGAATTACGTTCTTTTGCTCCCCCGAGCCAAAGGACTAAATGAAAGATGATCGTGCAGATCATGACTGAGTTTATACCAGTCATCCGATTTTAGAACAACAACAATGTTCTTCGCCGCTCATCTTTCTCTTACCGGGGAAAGGAACACATGAAAATACCACCACCAAACCATACACAAACACCTAACGATCTTTTCGAAGAATGGCTTCCACGTCTAAAAGAAGGTGAATTAAAAGTATTATTAGTAATAATTAGAAAAACCTTTGGCTGGCATAAGAAAAAAGATGAAATCAGTTTAAGTCAACTTCAAAAATATACGGGGCTTTCTGACTCCACTGTTTCAGCTTCTATTGATTCCTTGTTGGAAAAAAACTTCATAACGAAAGAAGTTACAGGAAACCCAGGAAAACAGAAAACAACATATGGATTGGATGTGGATGAGTCAAATAATCCCTACCCCCCCCGAATTTCGGGGACCCCCGAAGAACGGGGAGGGACCCCCCCGAAATTACCTGAAAAG